GACCTCATCGAGCCGCTGAACAACACCATCTTCGACGGTGTCTATGCCGAGCACCCCGAGGAGTGGTCGCGCATCTTCACCAAGAAGCAGGGCAAGCGCGCCCGCTACCAGGAGACCGCAGTCGTCTTCGGGTTCTCGACCGCCAAGGAGAAGCCCGAGGGGCAGGCGATCGAAACCGACTTTGGCGGGATCCACTACCGGACCCGCGCCACCTACAAGGTGTTCGGCCTGGGCTTCGCCATCACCGAAGAGATGATGGAGGACAGCGAGGCGATCGAGCTTGGCGGCCACTACTCGGCCGAGCTGGCGCGCTCGCTCAAGCAGTCCAAGGAGATCTTCCACGCCGACATCCTCAACAAGTCCGAGACCTCGGGCTTTGAGATCGGTGACGGCGTGACCCTGCTGTCGACCTCGCACCCCTACGCGATCGGCGGGACGTTCTCCAACAAGCTGGCCGCCCCGGCCGACCTGTCCGAGGCGTCGCTCGAGGCCCTGCTGATCCAGGTCCGCACGGCCAAGAACGACCGGGCCCGCCCGATCCACCTGAAGCCCAAGAACCTGATCGTCCCGCCCGAGCTCGAGTATGTCGCGGCGCGCCTGCTCCGGTCCACCCACCAGGCCGGCACGGCGAACAACGACATCAACGCGCTGCGGTCCATGGGCAAGCTGCCGACCGAGCCTGTGGTGATGACCTACATCACCCAGTCGAACGCCTACTGGATCCACACCGACGCCCCGAACGGCCTCATGCACTACTGGCGCCGGACGGTGAAGCGCGGGATGGAGGGCGATTTCGCCACAGGCAACATGCACTACAAGGCCACCGAGCGGTATGTCGCCCTGGCCGAGGGCCCGCGCTGCGTCTACGGCTCGCTGGGCATCTGACCAAGCATAGGAGCGAGGCAGATGACCACTTTCAGTGACGGCATCAAGCTCGGCAACCGCAAGCGCACGGGCAAGCTGCTCTATCCCAAGAGCAGCATGGTCTACGTCGACTTCGTCCCGGCCACGCTCGACCGAGACGGCCTGTGCGTGTCGCAGACCACGGCCGGGGCCGCCTTCCTCACGCTCACCGGCGCGCTCACCAGCGGCGGGGTCGGCATCCTGGACTCCGGCGTGGACAGCTACGGGCGCTGCGTCGGGATCTACTCGGCGGCCGATCTCTCGGGCGTGACGTTCACGGTCCGCGGCTTCGACGTCTACAATGAGCCGATGACCGAGACGATCACCGGGCCGGATGGTGATCCGACCCCGGCGACGACCGCGGGCCTCAAGGCGTTCAAGCGGGTGACCTCGGTCTACGCCAGCGGCGCGGTAGCCACTGGGGTAGAGGTGGGCACGATCGACAAGTTCGGTCTGCCCTTTCGCCTGAGCGATCTGGGGCAGGTCGTGCGCGTCGGCTGGACCCAGACCCTGGCCGACAACGCCGCCACCGTGGCGGTGGGCGTCACCACCGACCCGGCGACGGCCACGACCGGCGACGTGCGCGGCACGGTGATCCCGAGCAGCGCGGCCAACGGCACCCGCCGGCTGGTCGTGGTCTACATCCCGGACCTCACCAACTCGGTGACCCAGTACGGGATCCGGCAGTACGCGACCGGTACGGAGTAAGCCGGTGTGGCGGTTCCCAGCACTTCCAACTTCGCGCTCGATGTAGACGAAGTCATCTCCGCGGCGATGGATCGGCTCCCTGGTGGAGCCGACCAAGCCTACGACATCACCAAAGCGAAGCGGGCGCTGGCCTTTACATTCCAGCGCCTGCTCGCGCGGCGGATCGCCAACTTCAAAGTCACCGAGGGCGTCCTTCCGCTTCTCGCCAACACCATCGCCTACCAGCTCCCGGCCGACGAGCATGACGTGCTTGAGGTCACCATGCGCGATGTCCTGCAGGTCAACCCGACCGACATCCCGCTCACGCGCATCAGCCGCGACGAGTATGCGTTCCTGCCCGACAAGACCACCAAGGGCCGGCCGGTGCAGTTCTGGGTGCAGCGCGGCCGCGACGCCCGCACGCTGCACTTCTGGCCGATGCCCGACCTCACCGGCCGCTACGAGGTCCGCTACCAGCGCGTGGTCCTGTTCCGGGACGTCGGCTCGATGGTCGACAACCTCGACGTGCCGGCCGCTTGGCTGAGCATTATGGTCGCCGGGTGTAGTTATTTCCTCGCGTTGGAAAAGCCGAATATCGACATCGCGACGCGACAGGAGATGGAACGCCTGTTCGAGAAGGAGATCGAGCTGGTCGAAGGCTCCGACAGCGACAAGAGCACGCTCCGGATCGTCCCTGATCTGAGCGCCTATTCTGGAGCGTCCTGGTAATGGGCAACGTCCGCATCGTCTCCGCCGTGCGCAACTCGCGCATGAACCTGATCCGCGACGCCATCGACGGCAGTTCGGGCGCCGGCACGATCAAGATCTACACCGGCACCCAGCCGGCGAATGCCAATGCCGGCCTCTCCGGCAACACACTGCTGGCGACGCTGACCTTCACCGATCCGTGCGCGTCGGATGCCTCGTCCGGCGTGCTGACGTTCGCGACGATCACCGAGGACTCGGCGGCGGATGCCAGCGGCACGGCGACCTGGGCCAGAATCGCGGACAGCTCCGGATCCACGGTGTTCGACTGCGACGTCGGCGAGAGCGGCAGCGACGCGACGCTGATCATCAACAACGCCGAGGTCACCACCGGCGGACCGGTTCGGATCTCGTCCTTCACGCTGACCGAGGCGTAGGGGCGCCCGACGCCGGATGGCGATCGGCACCCCCGTCCTTCTCTACGGCGGCACCGCGACGGCACCCACCGTCGGCGGCGCCCTGTCGCGCGCCCCGGTGGCGGACTCCTACATCTACGCCGCCATCGGCTCGCGCAACGCCCTTCCCACCTCCTCCGTCGCTATCACGGTGGCGGACAGCCTGAGCGGAACGTGGGACGCCGTCGGCTCGCAAATCGTCGCCGCCAACGACTCGTCAGGCCCGAGTACCCGGCTGGCGGTATTTCGGCGCGCGGTGCCTGCCAGTGCCGGCATGACCGTCACGGCCTCACACAGCGAGGCCGGGCGGCTGACGATGCACGTCTGGGAGGTGACGGGCGCCGACACCGTCAGCATCAGCAACATCGGGACCGACGTCGACAATCTGGGCGACCTCACCCTGTCGATCACCGCGCCGAGCGTCGCCAGCCTCGTGATGGCGGTGGCGTTCTTCAGCGGCAGCGGCGACCCGACCTCGCCGCTCACGGCGCAGCTTGCCAAGACCGGGCCGGGTGCCAACCAGTTCGGCTATCTGCAAACCGTCTACACCCTGACAAGCGGCGGAACGTCCGCAAGCTGGACCACGAGCAACCTGCGCTCGGCGGCGATGCTGTTCGAGATCCCGGTGGCGCCGACGGTGATGACCGGGGCCGGCACGACCGGCATCGTGGGCGCCGGCGCAGGCGTCCAGGGCAACGTGATCACCGGCGCCGGGACCATCGCCCCGATCATCGGCCTGGGCGACCTGTCCGTCGACACTAACCTCGTGGGCGCTGGTGTTCTCGCACCCCTCGTCGGCGCTGGCGTCGTCTCGGTCGGCATCGGCATCGTGGGCGCCGGGCGGCTGGACGCCGTGATTGGCCAGGGCGTGGTCGAGTTCACCCCGCTCCCGCCGCCCGACACCCTCACGCTGGTGATCTGGAGCCGCTGCGATCGCTGTGGCCTGCGCTGCCGGCCGGCCGAACTGACCCGCGAGCCCGATACCGGGCTGTGGCTGCACCCGCACTGCATGGACGACGTCCGCTCCCTGCGGCGGCCGCGCCGGCCCGTGACGCGGTTCCGCAACCCGCGCCCTGACACCGAACTGGAGACGAACCGCTGATGGCCGCCTGGACCTACGATCTGCTGGTGGCCGACCTGCGGGTGATGATGGACCGGCAGGAAAACGACACCGATTTCACCGCGGCGCTGCCCTCGATTTTCGAAGACGCCGAGCGGCGGATCGTGCGCGAGTGCCCGCTGAGCGTGTTCCACGTCGACGAGGCCGGGACGATGGTCGCTGGCACGCAGACGATCCCGCGCCCGTCGGACGTGATCGCGACTGAATACCTGCGCTATGAGGCCGGCGGGCAGTACCGCCAGCTTCGCCTGCGACCTGCCGCGTGGCTCGACGAGGCGTTCCCGACGCCGACCGCAACCGGGCAGCCGCGCTACATCGCCTTGCTCAGCAAGACCGCCTACAAGATCGCCCCGGCTCCGGACAGCGGCTACACCTACACGCTGGGCTACCGCCGCCACCTGGCGTTCCTCGACGCCGGCACCGCCACCAACGTCCTCACCGAGCAGTATCCCGACCTGCTGCGCGCGGCGCTCTACGCCCGAGCGGCGCTGTTCAGCCGCGAGGACAATCCCGAGAACGCGGCCGAGATGGGCAAGCACGAGGCCAACTACCAGGCCGTCAAGCAGGCGGTGTTCGGCAACGAGATGCTGGCCGCGGACACGACCTACGAGAGCGGCTCAGTCGAGCGAAGGACTGCCCGATGACCACCACCGCCATGACGTTCTGGTCCGAACTCGCCAAGCCCGACGAGGGCAGCGAGACAGACGACTGGGCGCCCGAGGTCATCGCGATCTGGGACGCTTGGGACCGCGCCCTTGGCGGCCGGGTGAGCATCAGCGTCGCCAGTGCCGACGTCACGCTGAGCACGACGCAGGCGCAATACCGGGAGATCGAGGCCACAGGCTCGCCGGCGGCGGCGCGCAACCTGATCTTCCCGGCCAAGAGCCGCACCTACTTCGTGCTCAACAGCACCGGCCAGGATCTGTTCTGCTACGTCACCGGGGCCTCGAGCAACAAGGTCCATGTCCCGCCGGGCGTGGCGCTGACGTTCGTCACCCAGGCGGCCGGCAACACCCGTGCCGTGGGCCCGCAGCTTGTCCGCACGGGCGGCTTCCCCAGCACGATCCTGCACCCGGGCAAGGCGTACAGCGGGCCTGGCGCCTACTTCGGCGACGACGTCGACATGGGCTTTGCCCGCCGCGGCGCCGGCCAGATGGGCGTGTGCCTGGCCGACAGCGAAGCCCGCGACAGCCTGCGCTTCAACGCCGGCGCCTCGGCGGCAGCACCCACGCTGGCGATGGGCGCTTCCTTCAACGACGGCATCTATCCGGACCCGACTACGGGTGGCGTGGGCTGGGCCACCGGCGGCAGCCGGCGCGGCGCGCTCGCGGATGGGCTGGTCGTGGGCGCCCCGACCGGCGGCGACAAGGGCGCCGGCACGGGCAACTTCGCGGCCGACATCCACCGAAACAACGTCCGTCTGCCCTTCCAGCAGTGGACGCTACTCGCGGACAACAACCCGGCCGCAAGTGCAAAGGGCACCATCAGCCACGGGCTTGGCGACACCCCAAGCAACGTGGTGATCCAACTTCGCTGCGTCACGGCCGACCTCGGCTATGCCGCGGGCAATGTCGTCATCAACCCTGTTCACACCACTATCTTCGTCACATCGACGCAGGTCAGCTATCAGGTTGGTTCCGGCGGGATCCAGATCTTCCCCGTCAACAGCGCTGCTGCCACGGCAATTACCGCCGCGCGGTGGAAGCTGGACCTGCTGGTGCTGCGCTAGATGCTGACCGAGGTTCCGTTCCTGCCCGGGGTCGTCAAGGACGAGACGCCCTATGGCGCCAAGGGCTACGCCACCGAGAGCAACCTGATCCGGTGGGTGCGCGGCAAGCCCGAGCCGATCGGCGGCTGGACGCAGCTTGCATCGGGCATCGCCGGCAAGGTCCGCGCCATGCACGAATGGACGCTCGCCGACGGGCGCCCCTACTGCGCCATCGCAACCACGGGTGGGCTGTTCGTCTGGGACGGGACGACGGTTGCCAACATCACGCCGGTGGATCGGGCGGACACGTTCGGCAGCAACCCGGTGCAGACCTATGCCGGCGACTTCAACGTGCAT